AGATACAGCAAGCAGAGGCAGACCAAGCTATAAAAAATCATGTGATTCATGTAAGAGTAGTGATGCCTGTCAAGTTTTCGAGCATGACAATGGCAAGCACGATGCCTACTGCTTTGCATGTCAAACCTATTTCCCTATGGAAATGGAAAAGAAACCAACAGTAGTGTCAATCGACAAGGCAAAGCCTATGATAAACTGGGATAAAGAGTACGTTAATAGTTTACCTACAACAGCTATTGCTGATCGCAAGTTAAGCAAAGAAACTGTAGAGAAATTCAACGTTAAGGTAGCACTATGTGAGAAAGATGGTCGTACTATCCAAGAGCATTACTATCCAGACCACAAAGATGGCAAGCTTATTGGTTACGAAATCAAGCAGGTTAGCCCTAAGCGTTTCACATCTATAGGTAATCGTAAGGGTGAGTTTGATTTATGGAATCAACACAACACATCTATTGGTAAGAAGCTATTTATCACAGAGGGTAGGCTTGACGCTATGGCTCTGTACCAAACGATTGTTGACAACAGGCCAGCTAAGTACTCAGCCTTCGAGCCAGCAGTAGTATCGCTTACTCGTGGAGCTAGTGGTGCTGTCAAAGATCTGATGGCAAACAGAAAGTTCCTAGATAAATACGAAGAAGTAATCTTAGCATTTGACCAAGACGATGCTGGTAAAGCAGCAGCAAGAGAAGTACTAAAAGTATTTCCTATGTTTAAGGTTGCTGACTTTGACGAGAAAGATGCTAGTGACATGCTTGTTAAAGGCAAGAGCAAGGAACTATACCAAGCATGTGTATGGAACTCACAGCATGAAAGACAGGGTCAAGTAGTAGACATCGATGATATCCTACTCAAGTGTATGGAAAAACCTAAGATGGGCATACCATTTTGCTGGCCTTCAGTTAATAAAGCTACGTTTGGTATACGACCGCACACTATCCACGTGGTTGCTGCTGCACCTAAGATTGGTAAGACTGATTGGCAACACCAGTTAGTGCATCACCTTACCTTTAATCAAGGCGTTAGGGTAGGTATGTTTGACCTTGAGAATAGTCCAGTGCGTACTGCTAAGAAGCTGGCAAGTAAAGAAGCACAGCTTGACTTTACTCGTCCAGACAAAGAGTATAATGATGAGATACTGCATGATGCACTAGTATCTATGCAAGGCAGGGTACGATTCTATGATCGTGGTGCTAGTCGTGATTGGTCTGACATTCGTATTGCTATCGAGGAGATGCACTTACTAGATGGTATTAATATCTTTATGATTGATCCAATAACTGCACTGATTTCTCGCTATTCTAGCGCGGAAGCCAATGACAAGCTCAATGAGATATGTACTGACATGGCTGACTTAGTAAATAGCTACCCCATTACAATCTTCTGCTTCTCCCATGTAAACCCTAAGCCTAAGTCTAGTAAGCCACATGAGGCTGGTGCTAAAGTATTCTCTAGTGAGCTTACAGGCTCTCGTGCTATGGAGAAATGGTTTCATTATGGACATGCTATTAGTCGTGATCGTACTGATGAATGTCCTGAAGAAGAAAAGAACAAGAGCAGATTCTATATGTTATTCGATCGTGAGTATGGACAATCTTATAGTGCTGATGTATTCTATAACGAAGACACAATACAATACTTGGAGGAAGGTAGCAGATGGTAGACTATGTTATAGATATAGAGACTGATGGTATCGATGCTACAAAGATACACTGTATGTCTGTTCATAACATCGAAGGTTGGAATGGTGTGCATGATTGGACAGCTAGTAGCTACCAAACCATGCGAGCCTTCTTTAAACTAGTAACAAAAGATGATCGTATCATAGGTCATAACTTTGTACGCTATGATAAGCCAGTGCTTGAGAAGTTATTGGAAGTAAAAATCAATGCACAGATTGTAGATACCTTAGCACTGTCTTGGTATATATACCCTGACTTACAAAAGCATGGCCTTGCACAGTGGGGTGAGCGTTTAGGTATTGCCAAGCCAGAGATAGATGACTGGGAAAATCTAACTGTAGAGCAATACATTCATCGTTGTGAGGAAGATGTAAAGATTAACCTCAAGCTATGGCAAGCACAGGAAGTTTACTTAAATCAGTTATACGATAATGAGCCAGAGCCTTTAATAAAATACCTAAGCTTCAAGATGCACTGCTCTCAACTTGCTGAGAAAAGTGGTTGGGACTTTGATGGCGAGAAAGCATACGCACTACAGGCAGACTTAAAGAATAAGATTGACATAGCTAATGCTAAACTAGCTGAAGTAATGCCTAAAGTAATCAAGTATGCTGAACGCACTAAGCCATCTAAATGTTACAAAAAGAATGGTGATCTATCTAGCGCAGGTATTAAATGGGACAGCCTAACTAAAAGCAAGGGCATACCTTTTGACTATGAAGGTACTATAAAAGAAGAAGTCAAGGTAGAAGAACCTAACCCTAGTTCTGTAAAACAAACTAAAGACTGGCTGTTTTCTATAGGCTGGGAGCCAGCACGATACGACTACAACAATCGTAACTATTCTGATGGTAGAGAAGTACCACAGATCAGAGGCATGGATGGTTTGATATGCCCTTCAGTAAAGAAGTTATCAAGTGTATGCCCTGAAGTACTTGAGTTAGAAAACCTAGCAATCATTAAACACAGATTGATTGTAGTAGAAAATCTAATCAAAGCATACGAGAAACAAGGTAAGCCTAGAGCAGAGATGCGTGGCCTAACTAATACGCTACGCCTCAAGCACACTGTCATTGTTAATGTACCATCACTTCGTAAACCACTAGGCAAGGAGATCAGAGAGTTACTTATTGCTAAAGAACCAAACCTATTATTAGGTAGTGATATGTGTAGCTTGGAAGATAGAACTAAGCAACACTTCATATGGGATTACGATCCAGAGTTTGTAAAAGATATGATGTCAGATGACTTTGATCCACACCTTGACTTGGCTTTATCTGCTGGTGCTTTAACAACTGAGCAAGTAGACGAGTACAAAGCAGGTAATAAGACAGACGAAATGACAGCCATCAGACACGCTTACAAGGGTGGTAACTATGCCTGTACCTATGGTGCTGGTGCTAAGACGCTCTCAAGGCAACTGGGTTGCTCTGAAGCAGAGGCATCGAAGATACACAAGGCGTATTGGAAACGTAACTGGTCACTGAAAAAGCTATCTGACGACTTAAAAGTTAAGAACATTAAGGGATCTATGTGGCTATGGAATCCAGTATCCAAGCTGTACTACCATCTCAAGGCAGAGAAGGATAAGTTTAGTACACTCAATCAAGGTACTGCTACGTTCTGCTTTGACATGTGGTTAGGTTACATCGTTAGCAAACGACCTCAACTTACTGGTCAGTTCCATGACGAGTTAATACTACGAATAAAAGAAGGAGAGAAAGATGCTACAGAAAAGTTAGTAAAGAAAGCTGTACAACAGGTCAACAGTGTGCTAAAATTAAATCGTGATTTAGATTGTGATATACAGTTTGGTAAAGACTATTCACAAATTCACTAAAATGTGTTATAATAAATAGGTAACTTAAGGAGAAATACAAATGGCTTTAAATCGTAAATCACCAGTAGCAACTACCAACTCTAATGTTGAGTACTCTAACTTAACTGAAGGTGAGCATGAGGGTCGTCTAGTTTATGTAGGTGATCTTGGTTTACAAGAACGCAGCTACATGGGTGACGAGAAACCACCAGCTCAACAACTTTCATTAGGTATTGAAATCATTGGAGAGAAAGTAACCATTGATGGTAAGGAACAACCACGACTAATGTGGACTAAGCCTTTCAATATCTTTTATCAAATGAATGAGTTAGGTAATGAGTACAAGTATTACAAGGTATTTAAACCTACTGCACAAGAAGGCCAAGTGGCTGACTGGGATAGCGTACTGGGTTTACCATGTAATGTTATCGTCAAACACCAAGCTGGCAAAGAAGGCAGAGTGTATGACAACATTGATAGTATTGCCCCAATCCCATCTAAGTATCAAGATGTAGTAGGAGAAGCAACTATCACTGCTATGGCAGTAGGTGACGCTGATGATGAAAACAATGTAGCTACCAAAGCATTGTTTGGCCTAGCTAAGTATGTGTTTGATAAGCGCATTACTGGTGACACAGCTAAGGTAACACCTATCACAGCAGCAACTACATCAGAAGATTTCTCTGACGACATTCCTTTCTAGTCATGGAACTTCTGATAGATGGAGACCCTATTGTATATAGAATAGGGTTTGCTTGTCAGAGTAAGGATAAGGACTCTGGGTTAGTTACTGCTGACTCAGAGTCTTTTACCCTACATAGCTGCAAACAGTTTGTTAATGCAATACTCAAAGACACTGAAGCAGAGTCTTACAGAATGTACATCTCTGGCAGAAGAAACTTTAGAAACAAAGTCGTTGATGATTACAAAGCAAACAGAGCTGGCAAGTCTAAACCAGTACACTACAATCTCATAAGAGATTATCTAACTCGTAAATTTAAAGCACAGCTTATCGAAGACATAGAAGCTGACGATGCTTTAGGTTTAGCTCAAACACCTAACACTGCTATTGCTACAATCGATAAAGACTTATTGATGGTGGAAGGTAAGCATTATAATTATATAAAGAAAGAGTGGAAGCAGGTAACTGCTGAAGAAGGTACTCGTTTCTTTTATAAACAAATGATTACTGGCGATAAGGTAGATAATATAACAGGCATATATGGGCTTGGTGAAAAGAAAGCTAGTAAGCTACTAGATGAAACTCCTCGTGAAGAATGGGATAAGTTAATCTTAGATCTATACGACAAAGAATTTGACAATGGATTTCATAGAGCAGTACAAAACTCACAGCTTCTTTGGATACTACAGCGTGACAAACAAATGCCAATGGATTTTAAATGAAGCCTCGTAACAAAAAGAAGGATAGCCAATTTCGTAGTGGCTTAGAAAAAGCATTAGCTGAAAAGCTACCTAAAGAATTTGAATACGAACCAGCACCAGTACCTTACATTATGAAACGTAAGTACATACCTGACTTCGTATTCCAAAACTTTTACATTGAGTGTAAAGGATTCTTTAGAGCAGGTGACACCATGAAGTATAAGTCAGTAAGAGATTGTATTGATGGTGAGTTAATCTTCGTACTGTCTGATCCAAATAAGAAAGTACGTAAGGGTAGTAAGATGACTATGGGACAGTGGTGTGAGAAAGAAAACATGGCACACTTTACTGTTAAAAATTGTGACGAACTAATGAAATACATTAAGGAGAAACAACATGAAAATAGCAGTAATACCTGATTGCCAAGTAAAAGATGGCGTACCAACTGAACACTTGACATGGGCAGGTGAGTACTTAGCTGACAAGAAGCCTGATGTTATCGTAAACATTGGTGACTTCTGGGACATGCCTAGCCTATCGAGCTACGACAAAGGTCGTAAAGACTTTGAAGGCAGACGATACACTAAGGACGTACAAGCTGGTAACAAAGCAATGGACTTGCTTCTTGCTCCAATAAAGAAAGAGATCCAAAGGCAGAAACGTAACAAAAAGAAAGCATGGAAACCTCGTATGGTATTTACCATTGGCAACCATGAGTACAGGATAGAGAGAGCAGTAGACGCAGATGCTATCCTTGAAGATGTAATTAGCTACAAAGATTTAAACCTCGATGACTGGGAAGTACATGGATTTCTTGAGCCAGTAATCATTGAGGGTGTAGCGTTTGCCCACTACTTCACAAGTGGAGTTATGGGTAGACCAGTAGCAAGTGCTAAGTCGTTACTGTCTAAGCGTATGATGTCCTGTATCATGGGTCATGTGCAAGACAGAGACATAGCATTTCAGAAACGTGCTGATGGTATAAACTTAACTGGATTATTCGCAGGTACGTTTTACCAACATGACGAGAAGTATCTAGGCGCACAGAACAATGGTAGTTGGGCTGGCATCTGGTTGTTAAATGAGGTTGATAATGGTGGATTAGATGTACTACCTGTCAGTATTAATTATCTAAAAGAAAGGAAAAGAGATGAGTAAATTATTTAAATGGGAGTGGTCACTGTTACGAACACATGAAGAACTAAATGTTCTTCTTATGTTTGGCTGGCCTATTCTTGGTGGGTGGTTTCCATACATAGGATTCACACAATTTTATAACTTTGAAGATGAAACCACTGAGAGATGTTTCTTAATGGAATGGTTTTGTACTGGGTTAGCTTTTACAGGTAAAGATGAAGATGAGTAATGCACAAATACTAACACCCAAGAGTACATATACGTATGATTATCCACAAGCATTAGAGTATTCTAAGGCTCAAGAATCAATCTTCTGGACAGCAGACGAGATTGAAATGGAGAAAGATATACATGATCTCAAGACTAATCTTACTGATGCTGAGTTACATGGCGTTACAACTGTTCTTAAACTATTTACTCTATATGAGCTTCATGTAGGTAACGAGTACTGGCTTGACTACGTGCGTAAGACATTCCCACGCCCTGAGATTCAACGCATGGCTAGTTTGTTTGGTATGTTTGAACTGAATGTACACGCACCTTTCTATGACAAGCTGAATGAAGTAATGGGCTTAAAGACTGATGAGTTTTATGAGTCATACACAAAAGATAAAGTACTAAAGGATCGCATGGCATGGATTGATCGTCAGTTTAAGACTGATGACCCACTACTTATTACTGCAATGGGCAGCATCACAGAAGGTGCTATCTTGTACAGTAACTTTGCTTTCCTAAAACACTTCCAAGCAGAGGGAAAGAACAAGCTAATGAACATGACCGCAGGTATTAACTTCTCAGTGCGTGATGAAAATCTGCAT